AAGGAGTTCCTGAATACTCCAGTCGGTCAATACATTTCTGGGCGTGTTGAGAAAGCCAAAGAAGAGGCTTTCGAGATGTGGTCAAAATGTGATCCGACCGATGCGGAAACTATAAGGGAACTGCAATTCCGCGCTAGGTTACCAAGCCTGATCATGGAATGGCTTGATCAGGCTATTAACCAAGCCAACCACGCAGAAGAAATTCTGACAGAAATAGGAGATATCAATGGCTGAAGTTGACGCTATCCAAGAGGACGTGTTAGAGGCCGAGGAAAAGACGGAAGAGACACAACCAGAACCATTGCTTACTCAACAGCAAATGGAGATGGAGAGAATCGCTTCCGAGAGAGATGCTCAAATACTAAAGGAGTTTGAAGAAGAAGAAGAGGTAGCAGTAGAGGAGCCACCCGAAGCAATGCCGGGTGTCCCGTTGAATTTCAGAGACGGGGAATGGTATGCCGTTGTTAAAGTCAACGGCGAAGAAAGAGAAATCCCTTGGAATGATGCTCTTACTGACTACCAGAAGAATTCTTCTGCGGATCAAAGACTTCAAGAAGCCGCTCAACGATATTCTGAGTTACAGGATTACGAGCGGAAGTTGAATCAGTACAGGTCTCAATTAGAGGCCCAAAACCAAAGCCAGCCATCCTCGGACGCTGGTGAATCGCCATCTTCGGACGCGGTAGATGCTCTGTATTCAGAGTACCACGATGCCCTCTTTCAGGGCGATGAAGCGAAATCAAGTGAATTGCTTAAGCGGATTCGTTCCGCAGAACGGCCAAACGCCCCAACGGTTGATGTCGCTGGCATCATCGAACGGACCAAGACCGAAATGCGGGAAGAGGAGAAACAAGCAGAAGCGGCTCGATACGAAACGCGGCGTAAAGATGCAGTCCAGAAATTCAGACAAGAATATTCTGAACTTGTTGAAGACCCGTCTTTGTTAGCAGTTGCTGATGCGCGTTCTGCTGAACTTTACCAAGCCAATCCTACCCGTGACCCGTGGGACATCATGCAGGAGTGCGGCGAGTATGCGCGCGAATGGTTGATGAAATACGTTGATCAACTGGGCGGAAAGACTACGAAAGACGAGCGTAGAGAGCGCAAGCAGGACATGGATGAAGTTGCGCCTAGAAATGTTCGATCCAATATTGGAGAGGACCAAACTATGCCAACTGCATCCGATATCATCGCGGAGATGAGAAAAGACAGGGGACAGTATTCCTGACTCATCTTTAACTTAACATTCGGTCATTTAGGAGATAAGACATGGCTGGACAAGTATGGGGAACAAGTAACCTTGGCGGTTACATGTACTCCCTCAACCTGTCTAAGGAACTACGTTTATCTCTGCGTCCAATTGTAAAGTTTCGTCAATTTGCCGATGTCAAAGATGCGGCTCATCAGGGTCTACATAAGGGAGACACCTTCCATTGGAATGTGTACTCTACTGTGGCTACCGCTGGTGCCGCGTTGACAGAAGGCACTGCGATTCCAGAAACTAATTTCACGATTACGCAGGGCACAATGACTATTACCGAGCGTGGTAATAGTGTTCCTTACACGGGCAAGTTGGATGACCTTTCCGAACATCCAGTTCGGGAAATAATCCATAAAGTCTTGAAGATCGACGCCGCTTCGGTGTTGGACACGATGGTTGCTGATCAGATCGACACATGTAAGTTGCGCGTTGCTTCGGCAACTGCGACTGATGCTGTCGTGACGACCACAAATGGTGCAACCGTAACGACCAACAACGTGGCTCTTGGCAAAGATCACATCAAGGCAATCGTGGACGTAATGAAGGAGAGAAACATTCCCGCTTATGAAGGGGATGACTACTTCTGTATTGCGTGGCCAACCACATTCCGTACCCTCAAAAACAACTTGGAATCGATCTCGCAGTATGTCGAAACCGGGTTCCAGATGATCCGTAACGGTGAAACTGGTCGTTATGAGGGAGTTCGTTTCGTAGAGCAAACCTACCGGGCCAAGGGCGGTTCCGCCACTGGTCTAGGTACTCCTGCTGGCGCGTGGACCAATTCCAAGTCTGACTGGGCTGTATTCTTGGGTGCGGACACCGTTGCAGAAGCAATTGCTATTCCAGAGGAAGTCAGAGGTAAAATTCCGACTGACTATGGACGTGCAAGGGGTATCGCTTGGTACTACTTAGGTGGTGCCGGTCTCGTACACACCACAGCCGCAGAGTCCCGTGTTGTTATGTGGGATTCAGCCGCTTAGGGGGTGACGTATGGCACTTTACGATCCCAAAGCAAGTGCTGGGTTAAGAAGTGGTTTAACCGAGCATTCAAAAATCACTGACTCTAACGAGTCATTGGGCCTCGCCAGCAAAGGCAAGAACCAAAAGCCTATGGGCGTTGGTCCGAGCAAAAGCGTTGGTGGAGGAATGAAGGTAGACGGTAAAGCGTAGACTTTCATAACTAATGGAGAGGGGGGCTACGGCCCCCTTTTCTTTTGGAGGATAAACATGGCACTAAAAATGAATACATCGGTTAATAAAGAACCGGATATGGATAAATCTTCCGTGGTGTGTTCATCTGCTGAAGGTGGAACCATCGTGGTTGAAGGCGATGACTGGACAGAAGGTTTTTCTGATTTGGGTGAAATGAATCGGACCCCGATGTTTCAGATCATCTCTATGATGAGTCCCTTCAAGCCAATGAATAAGGCATAGAAAAATGGCTTGGGGTCACGATACAACAGTAAAAGACACTGAATCTTTGTTGCCCAAATGGTGGGAGCAATCATTAAATACTAGAGATGATGAAGCAGGTCTTCCAGAACAGGACATAACTCCTTACATTGATCCGAAGACGTTTGACCTCAACATCGCTAAGAATGCAGAGATTGCCCAGAACAATTCTATTGTTATTGGTAACGAACACTACGACGTAGTAAAGGATAAGACTCCGCATGGCTTTTATGCGACGAACTTCTATGTCCAAACAGCAAGGGACGTAATCGCTCGAACTGATCCTAATGCGCGCCGAAAAGATTTCGATTATGAACGGGGTAAGTTCGCAGAGAAACTTCTTGGCCCCATGCCTATGTACGATCTTGATAAACCATTTCCGGGCAAGGGCAAGTTCGACAAGAGAAGGGGAGTTAATCCGCGTGGTTCTGCTCTGACGAATTATGACGCGCAGAGAAACATAACGACCGCAGGACACAGACCTCTTACTGCCGAAGGAATGGTTAAGCAAGTTATCTTTGATGAACTTGGGTTAAATCGGGAATACCAAGATTATGACGCTGGCTTACCGGCAGAAAATATTACTGGAAGAACACCGCCCAAAACTCCAAAAGAGAAAGTTGTAGATTCTGACCTCGGTACTAAAAGGGATATTCTTGATCGGGGTGGAGACGCCTATGATGATATTTCCGCCATAGATGATGTTCTACAAGAAATGTCATACGGAAATACCGAAAAAGAGTTAGATGCGATGAAGGCCGCAGGACTGACCATTGGTGATGACATAAATTGGTCTAGATGGAGACACGCATCACCATCCATGTCTCGCGCAGATTATTCTGGCGGTCTTATTAAAGCAGACAGACAAGCGCGCATGGACGCATGGCTTACAGACCTTGATTCACCTTCGCTTGTAGATGAGGCTGGAATGCCGGGTGGCATTGCAGACATAGATAGCCCGCATTGGGGCACTGGGATGACAAAGAGAAAACTTACTGTGGATGATCTTGAGCGTTTGCAAGAGGTCTATAGAAAAGGGCAATCAGTTGCTAACACTAGAGGAGTGGATGTAGAAGAGAAAGACGTGGTAGAACAGGTTACTGACCAGCGTCCTGCATTAACAGCGGAAGAGATTGCAGAGGAACGAAACAAGTATATCGAAAAGATTAGAGACACAGTGCGAGCGGATATTCATAGGGCTAATATTTCTCAAGAGGCAAAAAGTATCTTACGCAATTGGAATGATGGACACCAGAACGAGTGGGAAAAGATTATGCAGATGTACTTGGATATGGGCATCACAACTTATTCAGGAATTAAAAAAATCGCGTCTACGGTATCCAAACAAGGCTTTTTAGCCGGGGCTGTAAACTTTCAGATTAAATTCCTTAGCCCAGAACTTCAAGTGCGGGACAAGATGGGAAAACCGTTACCCGAAACAATCGGTCTTTTAGAGGCAATTAACTTTATATTGGCACATCCCGATCTGTGAAAGTCACAGTAATCCCAGATAAGAACTGGAAAGAACTTTCAGACAGGCAGTTAGGCGGCGTAAGAGAAAACACAGTCTGCATTGTCAGGTACGGTGGCCTTGGGGATGCTATTCAATCATCGTCACTGTTCCCCTTATTAAAGGAACAGGGCTATAACGTATGCGTCAATGTCACTGGGAACGGTGTCGATATGTTGAGAACCGATCCCAATATTGATGAACTTCTTGTGCAGGACGACAACCAGATACCTAATGATGAACTAGGCCCGTATATTGACAGGCTTAAACCATTATTCAGTAATTTAATAAACACTAATGGTGTGGTCGAGGGCAATCTGATCTGTTTGCCCACACACATAAATTACGGATCAGGTCTATTTGATGCCGATCACGAAACTCGGCACAAAGCATTAAATAAGAACTACGCGGAAGCCCTGCATGACCGTGCTGGACTTCCCTATAAGTTCAAAACACATTTCTATTCTTCCCCTTCTGAAAGGAAATGGGTGAAACGAGAAAAGAAAAGGATGAAGGTTAGCCCCAATGATTTCTTGGTGGCTATTACTCTTTCCGGTTCCGCTGTACATAAGGCTTATCCGCACATGGATACGGTTATCTCAAGGATGCTGTTGACATGGCCAGAAGTACGCATTGTTTTAATGGGTGATTACTTCTGCAAATTACTCGAAGCCGGGTGGGAGCATGAACCAAGGGTATTTGCAACATCTGGAGAATGGGGTATCCGCAGGGCTATTACATTTGCACAAAAATCAGATTTAGTAATCGGCCCTGAGACCGGAGTATTGAATGCGGTAGGAATGGACAAGGTAAGCAAGATTTGCCTGTTGAGCCATTCATCCGAAGAAAATTTAACTAAGCACTGGGTGAATTCAATATCACTAGGCCCAACAGGGGTGGAATGTTTTCCGTGTCACAAAATGCATATCAATGGGTTCAAGACATGCAATAGGGACGAGGAAACTGGCGGTGCCATGTGTGCCGCTAAGATTGATCCTGATTCCATATTAAAAGCAATTGAATTCGGAAAGACACAATACAGGAAAAGTGCATGACGTATTTAGAACTTTGTCAAACAGTAAGGCAAGAAGTCGGCTTGTCCGGCACTGGCCCTACCACCGTAACAAGCCAAGAAGGCCAATTAAAGGTGGTAGTAGATTTGGTTATCGAATCAGATGCTCAAATCCAGACACTGTGGCACGACTGGAATTTTCTGTGGTCGCAATATACCTCAAGCGTTACTGTTGGTAATCGCGCACCCGCGTTGCAGAAGCCTACAGATTTGGGGATGTGGGACAGGGATTCATTCTTCCTTGACTACACAACAAACGATTCTACTCACCTTCGTAATCTCCCTTACCACGATTACCGTGAAGACCAGAGACAGGGAGTAGCAACGAACGCAACTCCTACCTATGTAATTATCCAGCCCGATCAAAACATTATTCTGGACCCACCTGCCGATACAACCTACTCGATTACTGCTGACTACTGGAAAACACCTACTAGGCTATCTGCCAATACAGACGTGTCCGCAATACCTTCTCAATTCCATAGAATAATTATTGCGCGCGCAAAGACCATGTGGGCAGAACGTGAAGAGGCTCCAGAGATACTTCTTTCATCAGCGGCTGAATACCAAGATGTTCTGGACAAAATGGAATCTCATTCCCTTCCGTTCCAAACTCCGCGCAGGTTGTCCCGTGATCCAGAAGATATAAGAGTTATTCCGCAATGACCAGCATCTATGCCAACTTAATATCCAGAAGCAAATTGCCCGCGTCCACAATGCGGGCCAAGTACTTCCCTATGGAAGGCGGTGAGAATCTTACCGATCCCGCACTATCACAAAGGCCGGGTAATCTTCTATTCGGAAAGAACTACGAAGTGTATCCAGAAGGTGGGTATAGAAGAATAGATGGATTCGAGAGATACGACGGAAGGGCTAAACCATCAGAGGCCGTATATTCTATTCTTGCATTCGGTACAGGGAACGCAACGATAGCCGATACAGCAACTATTACAGGGGCTACCTCCGGTGCAACAGCAGAACTTATTGCTGACGCTGTATTGGAAAGTGGTTCTTATGGTAGCAGTAATGGCGTTGGCTACTACGCCATATCTCTGGTTTCTGGAACCTTCCAAGTTGGTGAAAACATACAGGTCAGTTCTGTAACAAAATCTGTTGTAACAGCACTGGCCTCAGTGGGCGGTGCCAGTACAGACGCATTGAACACGACTTACTCACAGGCCGCAGAGGAACGCACAAGAAGCAAGATTGGAGCGGTTACTGGTTCTGGCAACATGTTGGGAATATGGGTCTATAACGGAACGGTGTATGCGTTCAGAAATAATTCTGGCGGCACTGCGGCGGCAATGTACAAATCATCTTCTACAGGATGGACATTAGTAGACCTTGGTAAATACATAAAATTCGATGGCGGTGCAGTAGCATTCGCCGAAGGAGAGGGAGTTACTGGCGCGACTTCAGGTGCCACAGCCACAGTACGACGTATCGTAAAGCGTACTGGTTCTTGGGATGGCACCGGGGTAGGACTCTATGTTCTGACAGGCATCACTGGAACTTTCCAGAATAACGAGAACCTATATAAAACTGGCACTACTACTGTGTACGCAGTTGCAGATGGAACCTTGGTAACTACAGCCCTATCTCCAAATGGTAGATATGAGTTTGTTAATTACAACTTTGGTGGTTCTGCTACTACGAACAGGATGTATGGGTGTGACGGAGCGAATACTGCCTTTGAATTCGACGGAACATACTGGGTTCCCATATTCACTGGTATGACTACTGATACGCCAAAACATATATCGGCTCATAAGAAACACTTATTCCTCTCGTTTACTGATGGTTCGCTACAGCACTCAAGTATAGGTGATCCTTATGCTTGGACCGCAGTTACTGGCGCGGCTGAGATTGGAACTGGTGATGAAATTACTTCATTGCAGGTTCTTCCGTCAGACGTTATGGCCGTCTTTAACCGGAACAGGACGTATCTTTTATATGGCACAAGCACCGATGATTGGAATCTGAAAACATTCTCCAATGAGACTGGTGCCATTGAGTATTCAATACAAAGGCTTGCAGATACTATTTACTTGGATGATCGGGGCATAACCAGCCTTTCGGCGGTTAATGCTTTTGGCGATTTCAGGTCTGCCGCTTTAAGTAAAAAAATACAGCCATTCATTAAAGATCAACTAGGAACTGCTATATCGTCTGTCAGGGTAAGAGCAAAGGATCAATATCGACTTTTCTTTAATGATGGACAGGCTGTATATGGAACATTTTCTGGGGAAAAGTTATCTGGATTTATTCGCGTAGATTTGGGTAAGGTAGTTCATGTAATTTGTTCGGCAGAGGATACCAGTGGCGATGAAGTTATATTCTTTGGATCAACTGATGGATACATTTACCAACTAGACAAAGGTACATCGTTTGACGGCTCAGAAGTAGAAGCGGTTTTAAGAACATGTTACTACCACTACGACACCCCAACAAGAAATAAAAGATTTAGAAAAGTTCACTTTGAACTGGAAGCACAGGCTAATGTAACTCTTCAATTCAGCCCTGAGTATTCCTACTCTAGTCCAGACGTTCCAGCGGCAAGATCAAGAAGTTTAAGTATAACTGGCGGTGGTGGTTACTGGAACGTGGCTAAGTGGAATCAATTTAACTGGACTGCGGCACCAATTACAACATCAGAAGAAAACGTGGACGGAATAGGAACGAACATGGGATTGCTTATATTGTCTGAATCAACATATGAAGCACCACATATTCTTCAAGGGGTAACCGTGCATTACTCACCCCGGAGGACTAGGCGTTAATGGCTAACGATTATTATACAAGACAAGGCTCTTATACCAAGGGTACTCTTGCTCGTGGAGACGTTGTACAGACAGACTTCGATGCTCTCGTAACAGCATGGGATACTGGCCAGATCAATCACAAGCGAGCATTAAAACTTCCAGAAGAAGGATCGCCGCAAACAGATTTTACTATTACTGCTAATGCGGCAACCAGAGCAACTAAAGCAATTGGCTTTGATGCGTTAGGTGCGATAGAACTCCAGACAGGTGCTGGAAATTGGGAGGGAACTTGGGCAACTTCCACTGCATATGTGTTAAGGGATGTTGTAGTAGATGGTGCGGCTGGTGGTTCTACCGATAATCTATATATCTGTATCGTAGCCCATACATCTGGAACATTCTCGACTGACCTAACGGCTTCCAAGTGGGAGTTAATGGTAGATGTTGAGGAATCCAGAAACTGGGCCAAGAAAACAACTGGTGTTGTCGCAGATTCAGAATACTCTTCAAAAGCCTATGCTATAGGCGGTACTGGTATAACGGATACCGCTGGAAAGGGCGCGTCTAAAGAATGGGCATTAGAGACATCTGGGACAGTCGATGGAACCTCCTATTCGAGTAAAGAATATGCACAAGGCACACAGGCGTCCACGGGCGGGTCCGCAAAGGACTACGCACAAAAGGTTAACGGCGGAGTTTCAGGAGCCACTTCTGACCACTCTGCAAAGGCATGGTCGGTGGGTGGTACGGGCGTCACCACGACAGCCTCTAAGGGTGCTGCCAAAGAATGGGCGACGGGAGTCCTAGTTGATACA